AGCCAAGATCATCGCCGGCTAGCGTCTTTTGAACATTTATAGTGATACCGATACGATTCATGATCTCTTCGGTTGTATCAGCTCTTCCCCATGAAGGATCTCTCGTCTCATCGATCTGATTCATTGCAAGATTCTGTCCTTCATCGGATTCACCAAAAACAGAAAATCTCTCGTCATAAATTGCCCAAGTGCTTTCTTGGTAATTATATATCAGCACTTTATCTTGTGTTTGATCGGTTAAAGTAGAATTGTTATCTCGATAGGAAAATAAGAACTGAGCATTTGTTCGATCGAATCCACCATAAGTTAACTCGAAATGGTTTGGGTCGATCTCATCGCGAGCAAAATATGGAATCTTATTATCTGCTAAAAGTTGCTGCCTGCCATCTGTTGTAACGACACCTGTATTGCCAATCGATTTAATTTCGTAGTTCCAATTCACTGCTGAAAACCCTGCATCCGTTCCTTGAACAGAAGGAATCTTTCTAATGAAATATGGATTAAACGCATCTCTTGTTTTCTCTAACACCCATGCAGAGCGTTGAAAGTTCATTATGATAACATCCCCAAGAATGATTGCGCCCTTCATTAACTCATAGGTGTCTGCTTGTATTAGTCCGGCTCCTGCAACGTTGAATTTGTCGCCATTGCCAGCCGTATTTCTGATTCCAGAATAGAGCACCCCTTGTTGATAAATCAGACCGCCAATCATTTCGGGGATAAAAAAGTTTAGTCTTTCACCAAACCAAATAACACGCGTCGCTCTGTAGACATCTCCAACAGATGCAGCGGGTTCTTGAGCATCGGCATTATCTGCCGCACAAAAGAAATCACCGATAGATGTTCCGTCATAAAAAAACACAGCAGATTGTTTGTTTGGAGCAGTCAATGGGGCTATGGTCATGCTCCTGCAGGTAAAAACAAACCGCTGTGTACCTGTTTTCGTTAGATATGTCGTTCCAGATACATAATCATCTTTATTCGTAATGTTTAGATTGAATGCAGGATTAACACCTAATATGCGCGCATTAAAAGGAATTTGAATGAATGTGTTCGTTCCTGAATTATATCTGTATAGATATTGCATTGAACAAATAAGCAATTGACGAGAGCTTGTGATTGGATTGATATTTTCGAAGATTCCCATCACCCGCGTATGATCGCCTAAACGATTAGCGAATTGAAAGAATCCTTTCCTTGAGAGTAGTTCTTGACGATAGACATATCCGTTTTTAATCGTTTCAAAGGCATCCACTGGATCGAGGAAGTTAACTCCTCCACGTTCTATACCTGTCTTAAATCCGGATATTTCGTATACGTCCATTTACCCACCAAAACAAATAAACCATGCTTGAATCGGATCTGATAACGACCTAACAACGGTCGTTGTTCCTGTTGTTAGAACCGTGCGAAATATAACTTTGTTAACTGTTTTGTTATTCGTTAAGACTGTATCTGCTTGTAAAGCACAAGTCATCACAGCATTTGTATCTGTTGAATTTGGAAATGCTTGCCCAAGGAATGCATAGTTTACAGATGGCAAAGCTACTGTAAAATCCGCATGAAATCTTCCAGATCCATCTCTTGTTAATGTGCAATTGTGTAGATAAAGAGAGGACAATACTCCACCAGCAACACTAAACACACCCATAGCACGAATACCAAGCAATTGCATAATTGCCGTGCCATTTCTGACAAATGATTGCACGTCTTGTTGTGCTACAGCTTCTGCTGCTGTCTTTTGTTTAGCATAATATTCGAAATCCATTCCTGCACCTAATGCAGGATCAGCGGGAATTCCTCCGGAAACATATTTAGGCAATTGCACAAATTGATGTCTGCCGTCTTGGTTTGCCCCAATGTTCCAGAAGTGATCTTTATTCATCGACGTTTCGGTATAGGTCGTATTCTGTTGCTGAAGCGGAACGTTGTCTTTTACTGATTTTGTTCCATCTGGACTTGTTGAATTCCAAGGCATAAATTACATTCCTCTTTTTGCTTTCCTGCATTCAGAAAGACCAATTGCAATCGCTTGTTTTCTAGACTTAACTTGCTTTCCTTTTTTGCTTCCTGAATGAAGCGATCCTTCTTTAAATTCGTGCATTACTTTTTTCATCTTTTTCTGTGCACATGATTTCTTTTTCATATCAGAACCTTGGTTGACAACGACCCATCTTGCGTTGATTATGAACTCTTGTTAATAACAATCTTCTCTCTCTCGTAAATCCTTTCTCAATGCTTGCAACCGCTTCCTGAGAAAATCTGTAATCGGTCGAATAGTTTTGAGCGGCTCCATAAGCTAGATAGCGAATCCAATAATCAAATGGTAATTCTGGATCTCCTGTTGTCGAGAATGCTGGGATCAGTTTATATCCATACATGTAAACGTCATAAGAAGTGTTTGGAATGGTACGGAATGTAAATTCCTTTCCATAGAAAAGAACTTCTGTTGGATATCCCTTGATCAAGATCGTGTCATTATTTATTCCCCATCTGCCGAAAAATTGTCCGGGATCGTAATAGACTGCTAATCGATTCCATGAAACAGAGGCGTCTACTGGTACGCTTAATGTGATAAATGCTTCATTAGAGATATTGGAAAAATCAGATGTTGCACCTACGTCATTGAACGTATAAACGCCGGAGGTGACTGTTTGATCGATAGTAAATTTTAACGTACCAAACTGTTCAAATACTTTAACGTCATCTGTCATCGTGAATTGTATGAAATCATTAAGATAAGACAGCAAGACGTTATCTGTAGAATCCGGATCGTTTATGTTACGTCGTCCAAGAGCTACTCTCATTATTCTCAAACAGTCTGATACGTATTTAGTCATTTTTAGCCTTCATAAACAGTTCGCAAAGCAAAACGAGGATCTGAAGCAACCTGAACGGTTTCTTTTTCACCATTCGCTTTCTCAACCCAATCCCAGATTGGTGTTCCTTTCTTTGCGAGATAGTCAATTACGCATACAGGCAAGTCATATGTTTGCCCAGGCATGAGTGTCTTCTTAAATTCAATATCTGCATTCGAAAGAAATACTGGAAGCGGATTCTTGGGTTGATCTTTGCGAGAAAAAACAATTCGTTGTGTTGGGTGCATTTCTACAGGACATTGCTTGATCGGATATCTCAAAACACGAAGCTTTTTATTCATCGCTCTTGCGCGTGCATTATATCGTCGGTAATCATCCAATGAATTCAACGGCATGTTTTCAATCGATTGATCTTCTTGTGAAGTTCTGTTTTCTTGCACTTGATCGAGAAGTGTGCTTTCAGATTCTGCCTTAGCTTGTCTTGCCATAATTAATCCTTTTTTGTTTCTTTAATTGTCATATGTATTGCCCCATGACATTCCTTACAAACCCAGATTACTTCTAAAGGCTTATTATAGTCTGCATGATGCGCTTCAACTTGTCCTGTTTTATTACAAATTTGACAGACTTTCGGCTTAATCAAAATTCCTTGTTTAACAGCATAATAAACTGCTTTTCTTGCCAAATGTTCGATTTTTTTTGTCTGTCTGTATTTCTTTCCAAGTTCATTATGTCTTTTACGAACTATCTCTAAATTTTTTTTCCTATATGTAGCAGAATACAAATTGCATTTATCTTTATGTTTCTGCCTATATAATTTTTGTTTCCATGCATTTCTTTTTGCCCAATCGAGGCTTCTTTTTCTACATAACTCAAGATTATTGGCTCGATATTTAGCTGCTATTTTCTTAACTTTGTTTTTATTTTTTTCTCGCCATTCACGTTCATATTCTAAAAGTTCAACATATCTTTCTTTTCTTCTTTTCCTCTCTGAAGCTAAAACCTTTTCTGGATTTGTTTTTTTCCAGAGACTAACGAGAAAAACACGACACTTTTTACAGACCTTATGTCCTGTATAAAATTCTGCAGATTCTTTATCTACCTTACATTTTTTGCATATCATCACTAGACTCCTTTTTACAAGAGTCTAGTGAATGAACTTTTTAACAACAACGGTTATAAATTACCATTGCATATCCTTATCCGATATCGCCTAAATCAATGACGCTACCGAATTTATAAACCTCAATATTAAAGACATCGCCATCAGTTCCCATGACAGATGTACCAGCCGTTAATTTATATGTGATTGGATCATATACAAATGGCTCGTCATATACAGGGATGACGCGTGTCTCTAATGACCATCGGCCAGCCGTTACATAAGCTGTGTACGATGTTGAGTTAATTGCTACTCCAGAAAGTGGATCTTGCAGAGAGAACGTATTTGCACCTAAACGAACAACCTTATATCGGTTATTATTCAGCTGGTTCATTCCACGCGCTGTAGGCATATCACTGCCCAAATCCGTGATACGGACAATTTGTCCTGTTTGCAATCCATGTGCTGCAGATGTTACTACGCAAGGATTAGCTTGAGTAATAGCTGTGATCACACCGTGATAAGCAGGTGCTCCTCCTGAAGTATTCGCAACAGTGAAACCGTTCGTAGCAAGATCAATAAAGTTGAATGACGCACCAGCAGATGAGTCAATAACTTGTTCTTGATATGCATGAGCGGCTGTCGTTTGATCGCGATACCAAACAGAAATAGGCAATTTGCCTGCTGTTGATGTCCAATGAGTCAAGTTGTTAAACACAACTTTATCTGGTTGGAATGAGAATGAAAACGTATGGGCTGCTCCACCAGAAATAAATTTATAAATCTCGGTGCAGGTTTGCCCTAATAATAGATCTGCCATAAAACCTCTCCTTAATTAGGCTTTAGTTGATAAAAGTGTCACGATATGCGAATCATCGAGAATCGCGGCATTGAACCAAGCCGTAAATCCCATTGATTGAAATCGGTTCAAATAATCATTAAAACCAAGAGGTTTTAGAATCATTTCTGTTGATACTTCATCGATAGTTACGTATCCGTAAGAATTTGCTCCAAGAACAGTGTTATTATAAACTACTGGACTAGAAGTGTCATATTTTACGAGCGTTGATGTAACGACGCGGACTTCATCACATGATCCGAATTCTGCATCCAAAACAGCTTCTTGTGAGCCATATTGAGATGTTGGAACGAATGAATCTAACGCGCGGATATCTGGTTTCAATTTAACGTGAGAAGTCATCCAGAATCCCGGTTCAACAGGGCCGGTACCGAAACGTGACGTGCCTTCGACGGTTGGCGTCATTTTCTCTGTATCATTCTCATCAAGATATGATACCGCTCTAGACAAATCGACTTGAGTAATTTCAGTAATCGCATTTCCGTTAACTCCATTTAAACATGAAATTTGTGGAACAGAAGAATCCCAAACGTCGCGGGTAACTTTATCAAGCATGGTGTACATAGCTTGAGAAAGGTTATCTGCCGTTTCGAATGCGGTATCATCTTCAACAACGAGAAGAACTTTTCTCGAGAGAAGAGTTACTTTACCGAATTCTTGTACGGTGACGTTGATATCAAACTTTTGTACTACTTCTGGTGCAGGATCTGCTCCTTCAGGCAATACAACTGGGTCTGAATTGAAATTCTCTTGTCGTCTAAAAGCTATTGTATCAGTGTTCTTAGCTGGCAAAGAAAATGATCGTCCGAAAAGATTGTGGACGTTACGAGGTTTTGATCTTTGTAAAAGCGCACGGTGCGCCCAACGATCAGACATTGAACCATAATCTGACGTGGTAGTAACTGCCATAAATGTTTGGTCTCCCAATGAGACTATCTACGGCCTTTAATTGATTTCCTATGAGCTATGAATTCGGCATCGGTCATATTAAAAACATCGACAGCTTGATTGATCCCTGCTGCTTTCGGTACAGAAGTTGGAGATGCCGGGGCATCGCTTTTCTTTTGTAATTTTGATGCAGATTTAAGATCTATTTTTTGCTTAGGAGTTAATGCATTCATTAATAACCATGCCTCTTCATATCTGTTTGGAGCATTTTCAATTGCTAAGGCGAGATGAGGTCTCACTTTTAAAAATTCTGTTAATTTCTCGTTAATTTCTTCTACTTTTTCCGGATTGCTCTTTATCCAAGATTTTTCATCTACAGTTCTAAGAGCTTTTGTCTCAAATTTCTTGAGATCTGCTTTCGTAACTGCTTCGTATTGATCATTGTTTTCTACTGGTTGAGGAGCTTGATTCTGTTTAGAATAAATATCCTCGAACACTTTTGCGCGTTGCTCTGCCTCTTGACGCTTCTTTCTTTCTTTCTGAAGAGCGCTTAACGGAACTTTTGTCTCTTCTTGCTCTTGAGGTTGATCAACATTATCAGTAGAAACGTCAACATTGTTCTGTTGAGCTTCATCAATATTCTCCAGAACTTCTTGGCTCACAGCTTCGGTTTCTGTGTTAACTGTCATGTTCACCCGAATTTTTAAACGTGATTTACTTCTCACGAGAAGGCATGGCACCCTTTGCTTGAAGGTAGGCGACACCCTGTTTATTAAATTCTACTTTTAGTTTTTCCCCTTTCTTTGCAGGGGCAACCATCCATAGGAGTTCTTTAATTCCTCTTTTAGGACTAACCCAAAAAACCATGGAATTAGACATAAAAGGCGGTAAAGTCGTTGTGAATTTAGGAGCATCGATCATAAATTCTGTTGGATCATGCGGATTGAATTTCGCATGAAACGTAAGAAAATATGATTTTTTAAGCTGCTTGTGATCATTAATTGCCCGATCCACCCATTCCTCGATTGATTTTTTTAACGACTGTTTCTCGTCGACGAGTTTAGATGGAACCATCAAACCAGATCTCGGACACTTTAATAATCGCATCCTAAATCCTACATTCCTGATTTACCACGAAGCTTTTCTTTTTCTTGGTAAGCAGCTTTCAAAAGACGATCTGCCTTTTGTTGGTCTGCATTTCCGCCGGGGCCGCATTGACTAGAAACTCTGCTCGGTTGTGGGAGCGGATTTTCTTTCGTCGAATAAACTCCAACTGGACTATCCATATTTGCCATATTTCCTCCTTATGTAACTGGCATCGTTACATTGTTCTCTAAACCTTGTTGAGCATTTGGCTGTTGATTCATTTGCGCTATCAGTGTTTCTAATTGCTGCTTTGCTTCAGCTTCTTTACTTTCCGGCGTTCCTTCGGTTTTCGTATTGATATCGCCAACGTCTTCGTTTAAGTCTTCTTCATTTTCTTCTTTGTTCGAAGCTTCAAGTGTTTGAATGAAGTCCATAACCTTAATGAAGCGATCTGTTTCCATTCCTGCTATTTCATTGATCGTCTTTACACGATCTAATGTTGCTTGCGTACGACTCTCTTCTGCTGCTGCAATGCGTTCTTTTGCAAGAGCAACTTCAGATAGAACTTTCGCTCGTCGCTCTTGTGCCATTGCAATATCTTGTTCAGATTTCGCATTATTCATCTTGATGGTAGAAAGTTCTTGCTGATCCATCTTTTGTTGCTGTTGCGCTTGCGCTTGCATTTGTTGATTGATCGTATCTTTCAACTTGCTTTGACCAGCCATCGGCAAGTTATCGATGATTTCAGATTGCGGAACGTCTACGATACCTTCACGCTTGAGATTGACGAGTTCGGTATAATAAGCATCACGTTGAGACTTGGATCTTACGCCTTCTTTGAGCACTGCATCATATTGCTCGAATTCTTGATCGTAGAATTGTGAGGTTGGGTCTTCTCCAAGAATGCGTTTAACCTTTCCTGCTGGATATTTGTTCTGAATTGCTTGAACGACGAGATTGCCCAAGATCTGCTGAGCTGTTTCTACATTGTCCATTAACTTTCTATTAGATCGTAGACCTTGAGCAATTCGTACTTCTGCAAGCCTTCCAGATACTTGTGTATTGCCTTTATCATCTATTCCTAAGATCGATTCATTGACGTTTGCAAGCGTTAGATTCAATTGTGTTAGGATCTGCTGATATTGGATCAATGATGGACTAGCATCACCGCCTTTTAATTCTTGAACGGAATCGAGACCTTGTGGAGCATGTTCAGGATCTATACCGATGAGTTTATTCTGTCCTGCTTGCTGTAGATCTGTTACGTCTGGAACTGATCCAATCAAATACTTATAACCCGTTGATATACTCGAATTGATCATATCAATGATCTTCATGTGACCTTTATTGAACTGACGCTGATTGGAATAAAGAGTCTGGCTAATTCCTTGTAAGCGTTGTCCGGGATCCCATATCGATGGTTCAAGATAGGCTAAGCACGGAACAAAAGGATAAGTTCCGGTGATACCGGTTTTATCTTCGCCTGTATAGACTCGCTGACCGTTGAGCATGATATGAAGTTCGATATAATCACGATTCATATTCTGGATTCGAACTTTAGGCGGGAATTTAGAAGTATCAGCGCCGGAAGCTTCAGCTTCATCATATAATAGTTCGATCCGTTTCATTCCCAACTTGAGCTTTTTCATATCTTCATCGGGAAGATCGGAGATATCACGGTAATACCCTGCTGATTCATCGATTAGATAAGTTCTCTCTCGCGATGTCCTTCGATAATATTGATCATAAGCAATGAGATTCTTCGTTCGAGAAAATGTCGTGAAGTTAGGATTGTAGGTAAGAAATTTATCATCTCGATAGCTTCGTTGGATATTATCGATCTCTTTCGCATCGATAAATGGAAGCATTTGCTTGATGATGTTTCGATCTAATAGATCTCGCATCGCACAAAATCCACAATCTTTTAGGTCGATGCGTTCGAATGTAGGATCAAGATAAAAGCTGTTATAGGTACGTTTATAGAAGCCGATATCGCCATTGATCATGTCTTTCGAATAATCCATGTAGATACCACAGAGAGAAATTCCGGATTTAAATCCCTCGTCGCTTGCATCCAGAAATGTGTTATATCCCTGTCCTTTATCCCAGATATAATAGGATAAAGTCGTAAACTGATCGGCGGTCTTTTGATCTGATCCCTCTACCGGGGAAACGATAATCGAATTGAGATTGTCTCGTAAGTATCCGGAGAAGAACTGCAGAGGTTGCCGCATGATATTGAATTCGATTGGTTCGCGACCTTCTTTTGCAAGTTCTTTTGTCTCGTTAATACTCCACGTTCTGCCAGATGCGGCGAGAGTTGCAACTTGAGCAGCTTCCGTAAATGGCGCCCAATAATCTCGCGCATAACGGTAATTTTCTTGGAACTCTTGGGATATTTCACGATCATTGAGCATGTTGATACTTATCTATGGCCAAATCAACAATATTATAGAGAAGTTTTTAATGCTATAGATTAAATATTTTCAGATATAGCTCTAGACTTCCCATAGAGTTCTTATAGAGTTCACTGGATTCAGTTGGTTACAATTTGTAATCGACTCTTTCTTGCGATGATGATTGCAAAGGATAACGGTGATAATTTTTTTGAAATGTTTGTGATGCTACATAGGAAGTGATCAGATCCTATACTTTCGATTCTCAACCGCTTCCTTATGCTTTTCCAATGCTCCAGACATATTGCCAACAGTCTCGATATGCGTGACTGCTTGTGCCATATAAATGAAGGCAAATGCATAGTCTGACGAAACATCATGCAAATATTCATCCAGAAATTTTCCAAGAGATTCGCTCCATTTCTTTCTGAATTTGACAAGCATATCTATAAGTGGTTTAGTTCTCGTGAGATTAAACACACAACGGCCTAGCTTAATTTTAGCATTGTTAATGTTGATATTAACATCTGTACGTTTCAACACAACGAATCGTGTAGCAGTGTTTGAGAACAGCTTTTTGACTTCTCGTTCATAAGAATTCTCGACAACGA